TGTCGGTGATTGAGAGCGACGGATACGCAACACGGGAGAAGGGACAGCACCCGACGGCGAAACCCGCAGAACTCTATAAGTGGTTGTTAGAGCGCTACTGCCCCGAAGGCGGGACGATGCTTGACCCGACCGCAGGAAGTTTCAACTCGTGCTTCGTCGCCAAAGAACTTGGACTGAAATCAATCGGCATTGAGAAGGACGCAGGGTTCTTCTGGAAGGCGGTTTCTCGCTCTTTTATATGATGCCCCGCCCCCGATTGCGGACAAAACGGATTGAAATATTCTCTAACACTTATAACAAAGGGAAGATGCCGAAGAAACTAGTCAGCGAAGCAGAGATTAAAGCGGCGTGGGAGAAGAAGCGGGAGCGGGACAAGAAGGCACAGGCGACATGGGTTGCGAAGAACAAGGAGACGCACCTCGCACGTATGAAGGAGCAGTATGTCAAGAAGAAGGTCAAGAAGGTAGAGCAAGGTAAGGAAGCGGCGATGCGGGAGATGATGGCGGGTGAGGACAGGGACGCCCCTGCGCCCGTCGTCAAGTTGCGGCGTAAGCGTGTGCTGCCCCCTGCCGCCGCACCTGCCGCCGCACCTGCGGGAACGCCCTTTGAGCGCATCAGGCGGTATAAGGCGGCGAACCCGTCGGCAAGTCAACGGGCAATCGCCGCCGCCGTCGGCGTATCGCAGAGCAGCGTTCATCGTGCGCTAAAGAAGGTTTAGTCTCCACCACCACCGCCATCGCCAGCAAAAAAGATATAATAAACTCCATAGGCGCCAAGGGCAATACCTCCAAAAATAAGGAGATTATCAAGTATACCGCCACTACCGCCACTACCGCTTTCGTCTTGTTTATGTATTACAGGATCGTAGGCGCACTCGCAACCGCCCTTACATCCGCCTTGGTAGACGCACGGATCGCCCTTGTAGTCTTTTTTGGTTAGGCAGTCCGCCTCCCGTGCCTCCGCCACGCACCCCGAGAACTGGACGTGCGCCGTCGGGGCGTTGCGTGTGATTGTGATGGTCGGCGCCATCACCCGTAGCGCTTTGATGTTGGCGGGATTGTTGTAGATGAACTCTTGGTAGGAGTAGCACAAGGAGCACTTGCTGTCATCGTCTAGCAGGTCAAACTCCGCTTGTGTGATGCTACATTCCCAGAGAAAGTTGGGGATTTGGCGTTGGCAGTCCATGAGGTAGGCGGGTTCCACGTCCACGAACGTGGGGTGAACCTTGAGTTGCTGGGCGAGTGTGCCGTCTACCAGATTTCCCCATTCATTCTCCTTCGGCAGGGCGGCAATCTCCTCGGCAGTGATGGTAAGACGGGAGCGAGGGTGTTCGGCGGTGCCACTCAAATCGTCAATCCATGAAGACGTGGGATCTTCTACAGGCACGTAAGACGATGGAGGCGACGGGATGTAGGGGACGCCTGACGGAGCGTCCTCGGGTTTCCTCGTGTCGCCGTTGGACGCCGCAGGATCAAACACGCCGCTGTCGGGCGGGGCAGCGTAGGGGTTCTCGCAGTCTGGCGGAAACGCAAGGCGAGAAGCGTCTTCCGTTGTAAGCGCCTGTTTATACGCTTCGTTCTTGTCGGCGCAGGAAGCGGCGGCGTCGCCCATAATGTTGTTGTAAATCTCCAGAGCGCTCGTCGTGGGTTTCTTCTCGCAGCGGGTGAAGTTTATCTCCTCGGGGCGCCACAGCGGAGGGCAGGGCATGTAGCACGTGCCCGAAGACCTGTCCCATGTATACCCCTGCGCCGAGTGGCAGTCCGTCTCCGTCGCCACGACGCCCTGCGAGTTCATGGCGTTGGACGACGAGAAGTAAAACCCTCGGTTTGTGTGGTCGGCGTCGTTGGGGACGATGAAGGTTGTTTTCACCAGATTTCCCGCCCAATTGGTTAGAAGTTCGTAGGACGACATTTACTTATGCGCCAGAAAGGATAATGTCCGTTCCTCGTTATATTCAAAAATATTTGTAGTCTTCTTATAATAATGATAGAACAACCCCCCGCCGTAGAAGAATGGAAGATTTTACCAGAGTTCCCCGAGTATTCCGTGTCCTCGCAGGGACGCATCCGCAACACCAAGAAGGAGACCATCCGTGTGCCCGACATCAACAGCAAGGGATACGCCCGTCTGCGCCTCGTCCGTGGCGGCAAGATTATCCGCAAGTTCGTCCACCGCCTCGTCGCCGAGGTCTTCATCGCCAACCCCGAGAACAAACCGATGGTAGACCACATAGACGGCGACTACCACAACAACCGCCTTGACAACCTGCGCTGGGCGACACGCAGCGAGAACATGTTGAACGGCAAGGTTCGCAAGGACAAGAAGCACACGACGCTTAAAAATGTTATTAAAAATGGTAAGCACTTCCGCTGGAAGATTTGTGTTCGTGGGACTATTCACACGAGCATAAACTTTTTGACTGAAGAAGACGCTTATAATGATTTTCTAAAGAACTGCGGGAACCTGACGACCTTCGCCCGTATCTATGCCGTCGCCCCTGCTTGATGACCTATGTATATCCCATTTCTCTGCGGACGAGCGTCCGCATCCGCAACAGCAGACTGACCTTTTTTACTCGGTCAGTGGTGTGTAGAAAGCGGATAGACAACTCTTCAAAGGTAAAAAACGCCAAAAACGCATCGTTCAACTCGTCCTCCATTATTATTATAACACTTACAAGTTTTAAATATTTCTAATGCGAGATAAGGGCGCTGCCGTTCCAGTGAAAAGCAACCATCTGTCCGTTAAAGTTGTTCGTCTGGTTGTGTATGACGGTGCTGCCCGTGGCGCCACTGATGGTTATATCTCCGCCGTTAGTGCCGTTGCCGTTTTTTACAAACACAAAAACTCCAGCGTCGGCAGGTATTAAAGATGTGTGCGTGAACGACTGAAGAGTGGTTCCCGTCAAAATATACACGTTGCCTGACGAACTTGCTGTTATATCTATCGGCGTTGCCGAGGTTGCGATGATGGAGGATGTCGGGCGTATTATATCGCCGTAGGTCATTCCACCGCTGCTGGTGTCGTAGTAGAGCACGTTGGAGGTTATATTCCCCGTCAGTCCCGAGATTGCCATCGTCCCGACGGTAAAGTCCACGTTCGCAGGAGCGAGGGGCAAACCTATCGTCAGGTCGCTGGTTCCCGCTATTTGCCCCTGAACCCGTAAGTTTCCATCTATGCCCGTCTCTAGAAGTCCAACATCGTAAGATATTGCCTGTGTCTTTGCCAAGATTTGCTGCGCCGTGAAGAACGCTATTAAGTCAGCACTCATTTATTCAAGGCGCAGATATTAACGACCGCAGGAACACCCGTCCTCCGCCCCGTCCCATACGCTACGTGTGGTCTTGACCGCCTGTGATTTCTTGTCTATGTAGAGTTCTATCACCAGCGTGATGTTATTACCGTAGGTGTCAAAGGGAATGCCAAACTTGTCTACGAGGGCAATATCCACATAGTCCAGCGAATACGGGTATTTTAGCGAGGAGATCTGCGGGGGGCGCTGATTGTTGAAGAGTAGAGTTGCCGAGTTCGTGGCGGGGGTTTGGTTAGGCACAAAGGCAAAACACGCCGTCGGCGCACCACGAACCGCTTGATCGGCAGCGGGGGCGGTGTTTTGCCCCGTCGCCTTGAAGGAGTAGAAGGATAGGTCGTTGCCGAGTTTCTGCGACTGGATTAGCAGGTAATCAAAGTTGGCGAGGATTGTCGGCAGCGGGGCAATGATGGTAAGGTAAGTGGAAGCAACGCTTGTCGCAATGTAGGCGTTCGGGGAGGTTGTAAAATCCGTGAATCCCATCAGGTTTGCCGTGTCCTCCGATGTCGGCAAGGGAACGCCGTTGGTGGTGGTGAAGGCGATGGCGAAATCATGGATGCTGCCGCTGATGGAGAGTTTGCCTGTAGAAAGGATCTCCACAAAATAAAGGTTAGTGCCGCCTCCCGCAAAGGATGCTGCCGACATACACAGACCGATGGTGGAAGCGAACGTGCTGTCGTCGTAGTATCCCGTCGGTATAACCACAGGTTGAAGGTTCACAGTGCTGCCGATATTTAACTCGCTTAAATAAAACGTATTGTTCGTGGCGTCTACATTATACACCCCGTTCTCCAGCACAAAATAACGGAGTTCTGCGTAGCGGATGTTTTCTACCCGCTCTTGAAACCGCCATTGAAAGTTGTTGGTGTCGCCGCTCTCACGGAACTGCGAGTTGATAATGATAGTCTTGCGGTCAAAGTCCCCGATACTCATTTAGTTCTAGGCGAGGAAATATCCCTCGTGCTTACTCCATGCGGAAGGAGTGGCGCCCACCGCTGACCGTGATGTGAGCGTAGTCGTAGGTCGTAGACGTGATGATGACCGTGCCCGCCTGCCCCGCAATGCCCTGCGGGAGCACGGCGCTGCCGCCGCTGCTGTTGAAGGAACCTGCGTAGTTGAGGACAAGTTGCTCCAGCGTCGTGAAGCGGAACCCGCCGTAGGAGCAACCCTTGCTGATGGTCGTGCCAAAGTCTGCCGAGAAGGGGAAAATGACCGTCGTCCGCACCGTGGCGTCAAACTGCGTCGGCGAGAACGAGTTGACGGCGTCGTGGAAGACGTAGGTCTCCAACCACTCCACGGGGAGGCGCTCCGTGATCTTGTTGTTCTGTGCGTCCAGCAACTGGTAGATGGACGACTCGTAGCGGTCGTTCATCAGCGACGACGACGACTGATTGAAGGCGGAGGCGTCCGTGGCGTAGATGACGACACCTGCGGACTTGTTCTTGAAACCACGCAGGTAGATCTGGATGTCGTTGCCGTTGCTGATCTGCCCTGCGGCGAACGTCTGCTGAACCCGATTGCGGACGAGCACCGTGTAGTCCACGGTGCTGGTCTTGTGCGCCCGTTCAAGTTCGGCGATGGTGGCGGGATCCGTCTGCGCCTCCTCCACCACGAGGATACACTCGTTAAGCGTCGGCGACTTGACCGTGGCGGGGGAGGCGTCCAGCACCAGCGAGTTGGCGAAGTAGACACGGAAGCGGATGCGGGACTGGAAACCACGGACGTAGGGTTTCGCCGAGCGCATACACGACGGGATGTTGAGGAACCAGTATCCGTTGCCCGAGGAGTTCTCCGTGAGGACACCCGTGAGCGTCTCGCCCGTGAGCGCCGAGTTGTAGGTGGAGTAGTCCGTGGCGGGGGTCGTGACGGCGACCTGCCCGAGTTCCTGCCACGAGCGGAAGGCAATCTCCTCGTTCCAGATGTCTGCCTTCCAAACCGTCTCTACAAGGTCGCTGCCGATGTAGACCTCTATGTGGTCTACCCAGAAGGGCGTGGACGGCAGTTGCGGGTTGACGAGGGACGAGGCACCTGCGAGGGAGACCTGAAAGCGGAGCGTCGCCTCCGTCATGACGCCCGTCTGGGCGGGGACTTCAAAGTCGGCGTAGACCTGTGCCCCCTGCCACGCATTCGGCGTGTTTTGAAGGGGTTGGACGTAGTAGTAGCGGGGCAGCGCCTCCTGCGGGGGACACGCCTGTTGGGCGGGTTTATAAACCTCACGGCGAGAAGCACCAACACTGTATTTTACTGGGCGAGGCATTGGTTTGTGTATCTGCGAGAAGTTATTTTGTCGCCATTCAACAAACGACATGGGAAAGCATTATGCCGACAAGACATCCGTTCACGTTGACGACAGCAAGGTTGCGCCGCCCTCCTCTTCATGGATGCCCTCGTCGTCCGTCAGCGAACTCATAGAGGCGACGAACCTCTCCAGCACGGGCATCAGCGAAGTCCTCAACGCCAAGTCGCCCATGGACGCCGCCGTCCAGACCATCACACACCCCGTGGTTCTCGGCGTAGTGGTCGTCGGCGCAATGCTCCTTCTCGCCCGCCGATGATTTACTCAAAATATTTCTTGCGAAATATTAAACCATGCCTCGCCTGACAAAAGAACAGAAGGACGAAATGCGAAAGGACAAGTCCCGTATGTCCGTCAATGATCTTGTAGAGAAATACGGCGTCTCTCGTGCCACCGTGTCCCGCATCGTCAGCGGTAAGGACGCCGAGGGTGGCGGCAAGGTTCGCTTTGCGGGAGAAGAGGGCGACCGCATCACGGTGCCGACGATGACGGTGGTCGGCGAAGATCTTATCAGCGAGTTTGGCGGAGTTCTCTCGGGGCAGTCGCAGGACACCGCCCCGCCCCGCTTTGAGCGGGACGAGGAGAAGCAGGACAACGCCCTAGACGGAAAGGCGACGGAGCGCCTCGCCGAGCACCTCTTTGCCGCTCCCGACGAGAAGGACGTGCCAAACAGCGGACACGAGGACATCACGCAGATGGTGGAGGATCCCGTAGAGCGCACCGCCGTGCTTCAGCGCATCATGCTGAACCTAGACAACTTTGGCGCCATGTTTACCTTTATTCACGACAAGGGGCAGTTCGTCCAGTCTCTTCACGTCCGCAGCATCGCCGACCTGAAGGGCATTCTCAAGACCATGGAGCAGACACGCACCACCGTCAACCTCGCCAACCAGATGAAGCAGACCTTTTTGATGGTCGGCAAGGGCACAGAGGTTCTCGGCGCCCGTTTCCTCCGCCTCAAGACCGACGGGTTCGTGAACCAGTTGGTCTCGCAGAAGCAGGAACTTGACATGATTTTCCGTGAGTTGGCGATTGACTACGCCCCCAAGTTCACCTTCCAAACCCGCCCAGAACTCCGCCTCGCCATGCTCTACGGCATGACGCTGCTACAGGTAGACAACGGCAACCGCATCAGGGAATACGTCGCAGAGGCGTCGGCACAAGAAGCACCTGCCGAAACGACGGAGGCGTTCAGCGATTTATAAGCAACTTTTTCTCTAGTGCTTGAATAAAGAGATGTCTATGTCAATGACTGCCGTGAAAAATGCTCTGCCGACCGCCCTGCTGGTATACGGCGCACAGAAGGCGGGTGCCGCTTATAATGGTGTTGAAGTGCCGATGGAGATCCAACTGGAAGGCGCCCTCGTCGGCGGCGTCTCTGCCGTCGCCGTTGACAGCACCCTGCGAGGACAGAACCAGATCGTCCGCAGCGTCGCTGTAGGTGCCCTCCTCTCCGCAGGTATGATGGCGTGGAAGGGCGACAGCGCATGGATGCTCTGGTTGCCCTCGGGCGCCATCTCCTACCTCTTGAGCGACTGGGCGACTTCGCAGATGAAGATCTAACTTCTAATATAAGGTAAAAATAAATGGGAGGTGGCGTAGGCACACGTCGGTCTTTCGCACTAAATACAAAATGTTTAATCGTCAGCGGGGTTCTAGGGGCGGGATACTGGTTTCTACCACAAAAATCCGTCGTCGTGCTTGGCGGAATTGTTATTGGTTCTTACGTAGGTCTGGCGTGGTATGACGAACTCTACAACTGCGACGAGCGCTTGAGGGTGGGGGCGCTGACGCCGTTTACGTCATGGATGAAACCTGCTATAGTAGATGGTAAGTATGGTGGTGGCGGCGAGAACTAATCTCACCACAACTTAAAGGATGCTGACGAGCGGTAGTGTGTTGATTGCGGGTTCTCTGGCGATTGGCGGTGCCATTCTTCGTCCGCCGAAGGATGCGGTTGACTTTGCCCTCTATCTAGCGGGGGGATGGGCGGGAGCAGTTTTAATTCACAGGTCAGGGGTGGCGGGTTCTCTACCAAATATGCTAGGAACATCGGCATGTGCTCGGGGCGGATGTGGATGTAGACGCTAGACCGACGGCAAATCTCCTTCAAGAACATTTTAGTTATAAGTATTAGAAGAAACCTTTAAAGAATAACACGTGCCTCTCACTGGAGGTGTCTGTTATTATCCGTTTTTGTTAGGTTAGGTTAGGTCGGCGGCGCAAAGCATCCCTGCTGCGCCTTTACGCCCGTCAACTGCTCGTTAAACTCCTCATCACTCGCTCCCGCCGCCAGAGCGTATCCCTGCCCTAACCAGTCCGCACGTGTCTGGATATTACACGCAGAAGATGCTACTGGAGGCAGGTTCTGGTCTATCGTCTCTGCTGCGGGAGGATCCCTGTAGAGCGGAGCGTCCAGCGCCGTCGGGAACTGCGGGGGAGCGTCGGGGGGCAGAAACTGCGTCGGGATTGACGGCGTCTTGCTCTTTGAAGTAAACCAGTAAATGACGCCCACGCCTACTGCCAGAGCACCTACAAATAATACTGTCTTCATCTTTACTTCACGCAAATATTAGAAATCATAGACCAAACCTCGCCTTGTAGTTGGCAATGCCGCCAGACAGCGTCGGCGCCGACCACAACACGTAGCGGGACAGCGCACCCGCCGTCATCGGCGAAGACCAGTTCTCGTTCCTCGCATGACGGGCGATATACCGCTGCTGCTGCGCCTTGTCCTTCGTCTTGGTAAAATCATCCATCCCCGCCGAACCGAAGGACACGACCTTCTCCCTGCCCTTGTCCGTCAAAAAATGGGCGTCGTATTTCTTCTCCGCCTTCGCCGACCGCACAATCTTTACTAGGCGAACCATATTACTTATTCTTTGGTTTTGTTTTTGCCTTCGCCTTCGCCTTGGTCTTGGTCTTCGCCTTGGGAACACAATTTGGCACGGGTTTGCCCTTCTTGTCCTTCATGCCTACCATCTCGTATCCCTTCCAGCACGGATCTTTGTCAGGCATCTTTGTAAGTTGCCTACATATTTTACCACCTACTTGGACGAGAAACGCCCCCCTATCGTCCAGAACCGCAAGGAACCGCAAGGATTCTCTATCGGTTCCTTGCGGTTCCACGAGTTTTTCAAACCTATTTTATTCTATACTGGAGAAATCCTAGGCAATAAAACCCGTGGAACCGATAGAACCGCAAGATACAACTATATGCTGGAAGCAAAATTAAATAATATCCCTTTTCTCTATTCCCCTGAACTATATCGGTTCTAGCGGTTCCACGAGTGCCCTTACCTAGGGGAAGGACGTGTTGTAAAATAATAGGTCTCAAAAACCCGTGGAACCGATAGGACTTCTTGCGGTTCCTAGCGGTTTTCTATCGGTTCTGGACGAAAGGGGGGCGCTTTGGCGATGGCGGACGGCAAGAAATATTTTAATGTTGGTGGTAAAGTAAAGAAATGAGATTTTGTCTAGTCAGCACCGATCTACAACAGGCGACGGGATACAGCAAGGTCGCCTACAACCTCATGCGGACGCTTCAGCAAGAAGTCTGCGACAAGGGCAAGGACTTGTCGTTGTTCCACTACGCCGCACAGAGCAACGAGAAAACCCTGCCGTTTCGCCCCGCCTTGGGCGGCATCGTCGTCAAGCAGCACATCATGCCCTCCAGCGACGAGTTTGGGTTTAAGGGACTAAATGCGTTCTGCGAGGAGCACAGTATAGACGTCGTCATGATCTACAACGACATCGCCGTCTCCTTGACATACCTTCAAGAGTGGTGCCCTCCCCGTCTCTGGGTTTATCTAGACACCGTCGCCCACGGCATCCCGACGCCGCTGCTAAAAATGCTGGACGAAAAGGCGGAGCGCATCTACCTCTTCAACGACTACTGGAAGAGCGTGTATCCCTTCAAGCAAGTGCGGGTCTTGGAGCACGGCGTAGACACGGAGGTTTTTAAACCTATCGCCGAGGAAGAGAAGGCAGATCTACGGAAGAAACTCGGCATACCCAAGGACGCCTTGGTCTTCTTCAACGCCAACCGCAACAGCAAGAGGAAGCGCATAGACCTCACCATCAGCGCCTTCGTCCAGTTCTCCAAGCGCAATCCCACCAAGAACGCCTACCTCCTGCTGATGCTCGGGGGCAAGGGGTTCTACGATGTGGCGACCATTCTTTACAGCGAGATCTCACGGCACCGCCACGACTGCTCCAAGAAGGTCTTGACGATCCAGACGGACAAGCAACTCTTCACCGACGTGGCGATGAACCAGTTTTACAATATCGCTGATATAGGGTTGAATACTTCTACGGGCGAGGGGTTTGGACTGACGGCGCTGGAGCACGTCAGCGTCGGCAAACCGCAGGTGCTTACGCATCTGCCCGTCTACGAGACCTTTTTAAGCAAGAGAAATGTGGTGTTTGTGCCGCCGCTGGGCGACCGAGAATACTACGAGCAAACCGAGTTTAGTGGGAGTTTCCACGAAACTTGGTCTTCGGCAGATATTGCCACGGGCATGGAGAATGCTGTTGGCAAGAGGGTAAAATACACGCCTAAATCATGGGAGGAGGTGATGAAGGGATTTATCGGGGAGTTGATGACGGACGCCCCTCCGCCGCCGCCTTCGCCTTCTCTACCTGTAGCACCTCCAGCGACAGCAGACGCTGAAGGGCGGGATAAGATTGTGAGCGTGGAGGTTCCCGTGCGGGATCCCGAGATACGGGTTCCCGTGTTGGTGGCGGATATGCCGACGGAGGAAGCGATGCGGATGTAATCGTGGCAGGACGGAGCACCGAGGGCGAGGGCGTCGGGGCAGGATCAGGCACGGACATAAAGACCACATTGCCCCCGATGTCGTGGAGGATGCTGACAGCAGAGTAGACATTGGCGCTCATTAAATATTATCAAGAGGCGTGAAAAGAATAATGGGAGCACAATCCCCCCTCACGCCATCCGCAGTTGCCGTCGCACAGGGCGGGATCGTTAAGGGTGGTCGTCCAGTCCACCTTCTCCCGCTCCATGCGCTTCATGACGGCGACGCCGTTGTCTAAATACCAGTCGTTAATACCCGTGCCCTCGCAGATGACGTGAAAAAGACTGCCGCTAAAAACGACGGACATGTATTCACGGGTTCTGTCGGCAAGGCGGGGCAGGATAGAAGACAGCACGGACTTCGTCAGGATGTAGAGTGGCAAAAGTGCCGTCCCGACGACGACCGCTTCGGTCGCTAATCGTCTATTGTATTCGTCGTCCATAGGTCTTGTTATACACTAGAAAGATTAAAGGTCGTCATACTTCTTCTTGTAGTCCTCGGCAGAGATGTGAGGGCGACAGGCGCCTCGCAGGTGTGCGTAGAACCCGAGGGCGCTGAAGACAATGGCGGTGCCGACACCGACGAGGGTGCCGACGATATAAATATTCATTGCTTATAAGCACTACTTTTTGCCGCCACCACCACCGCCCTTCTTCGCCTTATTTATACGTGCCTGTGTGTAATATTTTAGGTCTGTGAGTTTACCGACCAAAACTCCTACGGTTGCCTCGTCGCCCTTGAAGGTCTCCCTGACCTGCGTGATAAGAGTCTTGATTTCTTCAAGGCGCTCGGGCGTGGTGCCGCTCCTGATCGCCTCGCCGTCAAGTTTGAGGGTTTTGCCGTCAAAGGAGAGCATTCTTCCAGCGCCGACGTCTACACCTTCCGCAAGATTTGCCACCGAAGCACCACGTGCGGCAGCGGGACTGGACGCCTTGGTCTCTACTGCCGTGGCAGCACCTCCGCCTCCCGCAACCATCGTGGACGCTTCGCTCTTGCCGCCGCCTGAAGCGGGAGCAGCACGTCCGCCGCCGCTCTGGGCGATAGACATTTCCTCGGCAGAGCGACCTTCCCGTTCCAGCGCCATCTTTTTGGCAATAAGTTGGCGGATAAGCGCCGCTTCCGCCTTGGTATTGACAATATCCTTGAAGAACCTTTTGATGATGTTGGCGGCAGACGCCTTCTTACCTGCCTTTGCGATGAAGGCAACCACCGCCGCCCTGCGAAGCGTGGAGTTTACACGGGTAGTAAGACTCTTGACTTCCTCGGGCGTTTTGCCCTCCTTGACGAGCGCAGTCTGTGCCCTTGCCACACCCTTGTCGGCAACGGCGGCACTGGCAGCAGCACCTCCGCCCGAGGCAGCGGCGGCGGCACGAGGAGCGCCCCTCGCCTTCAACTCCGCCAAGACCTGCTTTCTATCTTTACCTTCTACTGCTCGGGCGACGTCGTTTCTTATCTCTTCGCTGTATTTCATCGCCCGTTGGAGTTTGGTTCCCGCTGTCTCCTTGGTTCCATCACGTAGCGCCAAACTTACGAGCGCCTTCTTGCCCTTCGCACGGGTTTCTGCCTTCATTTCCTCTGGCACCCCTACGCCGCCTTTTGCTGCCTCCTGCTTTGCCTTGCCCGTGTAGAACTGCCGTGCCGCACTGGCGCCGATGTCTTTTCCTTTCACCGCCCGTGCCTTTGCCAGAGATTCGGCAACAAGGCGTTTGCTCTCCACTGCCTTTGTGCCAACCCGCTTCTCCGCCTTTGCCAGTGCCCTTGCGCCCTTCTGGTGCTCTGCTTCTTGTGCCGCAACGGGATCAAAGGCGTCGGCGTCCTCCCCAGCATTAAACAGGTGTCCGCCCGTGGAGGAAGAGGTCGGCACCATGGCGTCAAACTCGGCGTCGTTCCTGCTAAACTGCTTCGGCACGTTGGAGACGTTGGCGGGAGCGTAGTCGTCGTCGCTGCCGATAGAGTGCTCGTCCTCGTTCAGCGCTCCCCGCATCTGCCCCGCACGGACGTTGCCGTAATCACGATCAAATCCCATGTGTTCGCCGTCGCCGTCGCTCTCGTCGTCGCTGTCTACGCCAACCCGCTTACCCTTCTCTACCCGCAGACCTAGAGGGTTATACTTGGCGGCATATAGCATAGGATCGTCAAACTCCTCGTTGTCAATGTCTTCTAGCAAGTTGCTGTCTATGGAGAAGCGGTCGCTGCCGCTGTCCCTGCGTCCACATGCTTCGTTCGCCACGCTCATGGGTGCGTGGGGAGCGCCGATAGAACCGCCGTCGCTACTTTCGTCGTCATCGGGATAGTAGAGCGTTAAAGGGCGGTAGGACATGCTTTACAACTAGGTTAGATTAAAATTAGGAAATTAAAGGACTGAATTGCCGAGACCAAACCCCGCTCCTGCGGATCGTGCGGTGCGGGAACTGGCGAGGGAACGTTCAACGAGAGTGTTGACGGATGCGGGATCAAGGATCTTGTTGACCGCCTCCTCCACGAGTTGCTTGCGAAGCATCTTCTTCGCCAACTTGGCGGCGACCTCCTCACGGGTAGAGCAGTGCGTGATGGCGAAATACTGGAGGAGTTCGGGCGAGTTGTCGCTCAACTTGTAGAGACGGGCGAGTGCCTTCAGTTCAAGTTGGTCTAGTTCGCTGATGCCGCCGAGCGCCGTCTGCTCGGCGCCGCTGATCTTGCCAAGAGACGTGGCGTTGGCGATCTTCTCCTTGCGAAGAAGGTATGCGTAGTATTCCTCCTGTTTGCCCGACGAGGAGGGTTTGCTCGTAAGGACGTTCTGGACTCGTGCCTCTTCCAACTTCATACCTTTGCCTTCCATGTTTATTCTACTACAGAGAAGTTTTCTTCGGCGATTTATTGTCCGCATCCTCCTCTTCGCCGTCCTTCTTTTCGTTGATGGGTTTTTCCTTGGGCGGCGCCGCCTTGACGACCATCAAAAAGTCCTCGGGATCGTTGGACTGCGAGGTCATGTCTACGACGGCAAACTTGTAGTCCTTATTCACGTCTTCTATGAAGGCGATGAACTCCGTGCGCTCCATGTTGGTAATCGCTTCCCAGATATTCACAATGTGTTGGCGGTTCAGGCGGGACAGCAGGATGTAGTCGCTGTTCGCCTTGACGGTGGGCGTGAGGACACGGTTAGACACCTGCGATGAGAGGATGGGATTCAAGTTGATGTGGCGCCCGATGGCGTAGCAGTAGAGGATGAGGGACGAGCGGTCTGCCTTCTTGTCGCCGAGGACGTCGTCAAACACTACCAGCACTTCCTTACGCTTCCCCTTGGGCGTCCCCTTCTGCTTGTTGATAAGTCGCTGGAGCGCCTCCTCGCTGTAGGGTTGCTTCAGGTGCTTGGGGATGTCGGGGTAATCGTCGTTCAACCCCGTAGTATTGGAGAAAATTATAGGCACGTCCACCTTCTTGGCACGAACCAGCGCCACAATAAATTGGTTCAGCAGGACACTTTTGCCCGTGTTTCGCTTTGATGCTATACACATACTGAAGGGAACCTTGACGTGTTCCACGGCGAAATCCGTTATATCCATACTCGTTATTCAACTACGAGAATAAAAATCTTTATTCTATAACAAGGACATGACGAGTATTCACGATTTCGTGGTCGCAAAGGCAACAAACATGAGGGCGATGCTAGAACCCTACGTGAAGACGCCCGAGCACAAGGCGTTGATGGAGAAATACAAGGTGGAGGACGTGGAGATGCTGGTTCACACCTACCTCGCCCCGTTATACGCCACGGGGTTGCTAGACACCGCACGGGACACGCTGGTGAAGGAACTCGGGATCACGGACGCAGCAACGAAGGACAAAGTTGGCAGGTATTTCCTGTGCTTCTGCGAGGCGATGCTGGTGAAGAAGGAGTAATGTAATTTCGCCGTATATTATAAATGTCGGCGAAAGTAGCAGTCGCAGCAACGGCGGCGAGACCACAAATCATTGTCATTCGTGGCGGTGGCGGCGGTAGAGGTATGTCAACATACGAGAAAGTTCAACTAACCCTGCTTCTTGCTGTAATAGCGGGGGGCGGTTATATCGCCTACGAGATTGTTTACGGCGACGCTTGTGGAGGTGGTATACTTGGCAAGAGCGGGTTGCTGGGGAGTTTTTTGCCGTTTAATCCGCTGTGCGAGTTTAAGTCTTTAAAAGACTTCTTTAGCGGGTTTGTAGATGTTGGTGTTGGAGTTCCCTTTGTTCTTGACGACTGCCCTGCGGGGTGGAGCAACGACGGATTGATTTGCCGTGAACCAATCTCGTGCGCCTCTGGACTGGACTTTTTCACGAAGGGTTGTAGCGGTGGCGCTCTGCGTGGGCGTCTAGACAACCAGACGTGTCCCGCCGACCACCCTGATAAAATCGCCCTACTTTGCTATAAATCCTGCCCTGAAGGATACGTCCACGTAGAAGCAATGCCTTATAAGTGCCGTCCCACAGATGGCGGTAATTTCTTGGACGCCTTCAAAAAGGGGTTTCAATTGCCTTCTTTTCTTCGCTAATAATTATAAGGATGGAAGAAGTATTCACGCACATATACGAGATGGAAATCTGGGCGAAGGGGCACGTGAGTAGGGGGTTCAAGGGCAACTCGGGCAACGGATCTGCCTTGTCTTATAATCGTCCTTACATAGATTTCCTTCGCCAGTTTATACGGGAGAAAGAAATCAAGAGCGTGGTGGACGTGGGGTGCGGGGACTGGCGCTGTGGTATTGCCATCTACAAAGATCTGGACGTCCAGTATACGGGATACGACGTCTACGCCGACATGATCGCCTCGCACAAGCATACCTATCCTGCGTATAATTTTATTCATCAGGACGGCAGCAAGAACGCTGTCTCTGCCGACCTTATAATCCTCAAAGACGTTATACAGCACTGGACGGATGCCGACGGCATCAAGATGCTAAAGTCGCTGAAGGGCAAGTATAAACACGCCCTTATCACGAACTGCGGAGGAAAGTCGCCCTCGGGTTCGCACATCGTGTATACGGGATGTTGGCGCCCTCTGCCGTATCCCACGCACCACATCTGGCAAAAATCGGGCGTAGAGGGCGAGATAGTGCTGATCTACGACACGAAGGAGGTGGTCTATTTAAATCTAGAATAGAACTAAAACAATGGCACCGAAAGAAGGCGATTAACTCTTGGCGCAGGTCTCGTCGCCATTGCCGACAAAATTGTAGACGGCGAACCCTAGGGGCACGAGCGAAAGGGCGAGGAACTGCTCCTTCTTACACTGCCCCATGGTCTCGCACGGGCACGACGCCACGATATAGGCGGTATAACCGAGCACGGACAGCAGGAGCGCACGTTGAATATTCGCAGAGACCGACATTGTTTTACGCTTATAGAAAAATCAAGTAGGCGGCACGGGCACATCTTCAGGCGGTTTGTATCCCACCTCCTCCTTCTCTTTTTTTGGCGGGGTAGTGTTTTCCACGTCTATAGACACCTCGCCCTTGTGTCCGCAGCAGGTAGAGCGGATGCGCTTGTGGTTAATAATGCCGAGCGCTGCCCCGCCGACGGAGACCACTACCGCTACAATACTTAATATTTTTGTCGTCAGGTCGTCCATACAGGTTGTCCTTATAAAAGAATATTTACGGGCATAGAATAAATGCCGATAAATATTACCGAGCGGTATAAGACGGACGAGGAGTTCAGGGAGAAAATGAAGGCAAACTCCCGCAAACGCTATGCGGAGATACGGGAGGCGCTGGGGGAAATACGTAAGCGAAAGGCGGCGTCTACGCCTCCTCCCGCTCCTCCGCCGTCTTCAACCGCAGACCAAACCAAACCTTTGTCTTGACGGGCGTCGCCTCCTTGTCCTCCACGAAGCGGGTGCTCCACGCCCCTTCGTCGGTCGTATGATGCTCTCGGCGCACGGGATAGATGTCTTTGGTGCCCTTGCTGACGCCGCACTTCTTCATCGCCACGCCGATGCGACGGGCGACTACCGTGTCCTTCTCCCGCTCGGGGTTCGGGCAGACCTCGGCGAACTGGGCGACGGCGATGTAGTCCTCCTTCTTGTCGGTGATCTTGTAGTTGGCGCTGATGTAGGAGAGGAAGGTGTCGTTCTCCTCCTGCTTCTTGATGAGGTGTTGCTGGAGGGAGCGGGGCGGTTCGGCGTTGGGCGTCGTGTAGAAGGCGGAAGCGCCCTTCGCCAACCACGCCAACCATCCCGCCTTGTCGGCACGGAGCGCACGGGCGAAGGTCTCGTCCCGTGGCAAAATCAGGCGCTGGGCGACGAGTTCGTCGTCCCATTCATGGTGGTCGGGCGAGAGGAAGCGCACCTTGAAGGGCATGACAATCAGGCGACGCCAGACTGCTCCGCTGTTGGAAGGGATGGGGAACATCTCGTTCAGCGGGATACAGACCTTGAACTGCGGGTGGAAGGAGATGTTGGACTTGAACTTGGCGGAGACGTTGATTTCCTCGTCGCCCGTGATATTTTTTATCAGTCCCTCGTCAATGTTGTTGCCGCTCTTGTTTAACTCGGGGACGCAGACTACACGGGCAAAACGGGCGTAGTAGAGACTATCGTTGTTCTGCCCGACGTCGTTGGTGAGCGCCTTGCGGTTCATGGTGGTGTAGAGGGACTTGCCGAGGACGGAGAGCATACACTCCATCAAGACGGACTTGCCGTTGGCGCCGTCCTCGCTGCCTTCAAGGATAAGCAGTTTTTGAAGGGAGGTCTCGCCCGAGAGGCAATAACCTAGAAAATACTGGATGTAGGCGATGGCGTCCGTGTCGGCGTGGAGCACGTCGTTGAAGAAGCGGTCTTGTAAGTCCGTGTTTGCCGAGGCGTCGTAGGCGACCGCCACCTTGGTCGTGAGGTAGTCCGTCATCTCGTAGGGACGAAGCAGACCTGTCCGCAGTTCTAGGACGCCGTTTTCTACGGGCAGAATGTCCTTCTTGGAGTTCAGGTGCGTGGTCGTCCAGTCGTCGCCCACCATCAGGAGCGTGTTAATCTGCGGCAAACAGCGACTAGCGGTCTTGCTGATGGTCGTGCTTCTTATAATCGTTAGAACATTGTTGATCTTCTTCTTTGCCTCCTTGCCCTCGTCATTATCGTCGGCGGTCTCGGCGAACTCCTTGGTGAGTTTGACGGCGAGAGGCGTGAGGACGTTCTTGATGTTGGTGGTGAAGAGCGTGATAATAAAGTCATCGCTCTGCTCCGCCCAGAGACCTGTGTTGCTGTTGAACGCCCAGTAAGAGCGCTTGGCGGCGGGGATGCTGACGACAATGTCCTCGTAGACACGGCAGAAGATGCGGGCGAGACCGACGTCGTTCTCGTGTATGTTTTCCTCCAAGAACTCCACAGGCACACGGGTTGTGAGCGTGGCGTAGAGCAGGGGGTTGTCGCCTCTCGCCCAGTAGTGAATGGAACCTGCGGAGAGTTTGCCGTTGCCGTCCCGCCAAACCCGCTCCACACCCGCAAAGTCGTAGCGGGAGGATTTCTTGGAGAAGTCATGGGCGAGTTCCAGTGCTCGGTCGCTGTCTTCGGTGCCTTTAATCGCCCAGATGGCGTTGCGCCACGCCCCGTAGTCCTCGGCACGAAAGTCTGCCAAGCACTCTAGCACGAGTTTGCGGACGATGCCAAACTCGTCGTAGGTCATGCTACTCTGTTTCTTCCCCTTTTTTTGCGGAGCGGTGTATGCTGACGAGGGCATCTGCTCGGCGTTCGCCTTGATGCGGTGAAGCATTGTGTCCTTCTCGTCGCCGACCACGAGGCGCAGAGGGCGGTTCTCCCATAAATCCTCGTCGTCTATAAGGTTGTTGTCCTCGTCCTTGGTCTGCTTCCAAGCGTGGAGCATTCGCATCTTTCTGCCCTTGTGGTAGACCGAGAGGTCAAGTTTGATCGGCGTCCCGTCGGGCAGCACAATACCTTGACGGGCGACGACCTCGTTCGCCCACTCTTTCTGCGCCTCTGCCGTCCCCACGAGGTCGGGCACGTAGAACCGCCACGAAATCTTACGAGCGCTATAAGACGACGCCGTGGCGAGGGCGAACTGGTGTCCGCCGATGAAGGTTTCTATGGTGGTCTTGTGCTGCTCGTCCAGCACGGCGAACGCCTCTTCGGTCATGTCTGCGGGGGTTTCCACGTCTATGTCGCCGAAGAGCACGGCGAGGTCGTCGTCGCTGGTGAAGGCAATCTCGTAGCAGTGGCGACGGCGCCATTGCCCCAAGACCTGCTCCACAGACCACACCTCCTTGGGCGAGTTGCCCCCGCAGTCAAAGCGCACGGGGATGCTGGGCGAGGACGACCTAGACATCGGGGGGGCGAGAGGCGGCATTGTCTTTATGTAGGTAAAATATTTTATACTTGGACGCATCCGTTTTTGGTATTTTACGTTGAGGCGAGAATGTCTTTAATTTTTATAAGTGTTTATAGAGGAGAAACTGGGGATAAAGATCTCGTCCTTAAATAAATGAGTAGTGAATGGGTTAATTTTCAAGTCTACCAAGAACTCCAACAACTCAAGGCGCAGGTTGCGTCTATCGCTGCGGGGGCAAACGTCGTGGGTTCCATCACGCCCTATGGCGGGGCAACGGCGCCCACGAACTGGTTGCTCTGCCAAGGCGACTTGCTCCTCATCACAGCGTATCCCGAGTTGTATGCGGTCATAGGACTGACCTACACGGTAGGTTCTCCCGCAGGGCAGTTTGCCTTGCCCGACCTGTCCTCCCGCTTCCCCTACGGCAAGAGCAGCGGGGGGGCGGCGCTCGGCACTACGGGCGGCACGGCGACGCTGTCAAACGTCCCCGCCCACACTCACACGCTGACGAACGGCACGGCAAACGTGTCCTCCGTAGACAGCGGACACTCGCACACCATCAACGCCTATAAATTAATCGGCACGAATGTGGGGACGGGCGACGGCAACGAACCAAACAATGGAAACTCTACGGGCACTGCGTCTGCCGTTATAACGTCAACCATCTCGGGCGCTACAGACAGCACGGGCACTGCGAGCGTTGACATTCTTCCGCCCTACCTGACGCTGAATTATATTATCTGCTATACGACGGCATAATAGGCGGTCTAGGCGCACCCGTGCCTGTTTCGCCCGTGTCCTTGCCTTTGGTCGCTTGACGGGAGCGGGAGCGGGTTCCCGTCGCTCCGCCTCCTCCTCCGCCTCGTCCTCCGCAGTCTTGCTTGGAGGATATTTTGCCGACATATTATAATGTTTGGCGGAGATTTACTTGACCTCATAGAGACGCAACAGCATAGAGTAAGGGAAGAACAAGCAAACCGCAAGGCAAGACTTGTAAACGTTGTAAATGACGAAATACTGCTTAAAACGTTTCGTGATTATATCGGCAAAGTAAAAGAAACTTTTAACCCACGAGGGTTTGTAATACCACGGGTTCTACCTACGCTTTCTCCAGTTATGCTTGACATTGATATGGTGTTAAAAACGAAAAACCTACGTGATCGTGATTTAACTTATTTTAATGAGACAGTTAGTTATAGACATTTATTCAAGGAACAATTCAAAAGAAATTACATTAATATAACAGAGGCAGATAAAAAGGGAGACCTTGCTAAAATAATGGCAAATAACGATGCCTATACGGAGATGTTAGATAAATTATTTAGCGAAGAAGGCGATATAAACATGCCTGTAGTATTTGATTATAATGTCGGTTTAGGGTGGTCTCATGTCTTTATGTTGCTACGCAAATCGTCTCCAAGTGGCACAATTATAGAGGTGTTTGATCCAAACGGCAACAAACCAACAAAGAACGCAGTGAGAAAAGATATAAACGACTTTATACAGCGTAATATTACTCTAAAAGGGTTAAAGGTGGAGTTTAATATCGCAAAACTACAAAGCAGCAAGGGCGTTCAGTGTGCCCGTCTTTGTTGGTTGCGCTGGTATACTTTTAACAACGGATTTGATGGCGCTGCTAAAGAAGAGTTTTATAGTCTACATGGTTTTACTGACTATTTTACCACGCATTTTAAGACGCATAAAGAGATAGAAAAAGCGGCAGTGGCGACAATGATGGCGGAGGGTATAGACGACAATATTGTGGAGGGGTTGTTAGGCATTAACATAACTAAAACAGCAGACATTGAAGCGCAGATTAAAGAGGGCGAACGGAAAGAAGAAGAATTAGCACACAAGCACAAGGCGGCGACGAGGGAAAGAACCGCAAGACTGACAGCATTGTCCTCCAGAGATGACGGAGACGACGACGAGTTGGCGGCACTTGTAGAAGTCCCTGTTATGCCTCCTCGCAGACACGAAGGCGGTGGCAGGGCAAGGGGCGGGGATGAAACAGGCGACGATGGGTAGAAATATATCTGCCAAGGACAATGCCCTTCTGGAGTAAAGGCGGTGGCACGACAGGCGGCATCAAGGTTAAATATTGGCACCCTTCAGCGCTTCCCCCGCCTCGTCCGCCTCACCCCCTAAATAAAAAATACGGCATCTAGATAAAGATGGGAAACATGGTGAGTAAATGTGTTGACCTTTATATCTATGGAGGCGCCGTTTGCCTTATTAGCGGTATAGTCGTTGGCGCCGCCGCCTACGGAGGTGCTCCAGCGTGGGCGGGTGCGCTAGGCGCCGTGGCGTTCGTCGGCGGAGCAATCGCTGTGCTTGTTGGGAACACGGGTAAGGGTAGGTCGTGTGAATAAACTTCTTGACGTCCTGTAAATGGACTACAAGAAGGTTGCTATTGGCACAGGTCTTACCATCGTCGTCGGCACACACGTCGCCATGATTTTTGACTTTATTCCTATGAATACGGCGCTAGATCGTCAACTCCACGCCTACGCCAATCTGGCGGCGGCGGGACTGATTGTCTACGGCGTCCTTTAATGTTTTTCTATTATGTAGAAACTCTCGTGCTTGGCGGGGTGTCCCTTGAAGAACTCCTTGACCTTGCCGTCCCATAAATCGTAGCGGTTGCCGACGTCTTCCAGCAGGACGTAGTCGTCGCTAGACTTGTCGTGAAATACCAAGAACAGCGGGGGTTCCCCATTGCTCTCGTTATACTGCCACTGGTCTAGCAGGAAGTCGTCGTAGTTGAAGTATCGCCACAGGCGACTACTCATCCCGAGACCTTCTTGGGCGAACTCCTCTTCACGGGCATACAACTCGCAGCGCCAGTCGCTCGGGTGCGTGTGCTCGTCGCCTTCATGCTCGGCGAGAGAGTTTCGCACGGACACGAACCAGTCAAGGACGGCGTTGTTCTTGACCTCTTGGTCGTCAAGGATACGCATACCCGTGGAAATCGTCATATCAATCTGCGGGTGATTACGGGCGTCGCCAGAGTAGATGGAGGGCATTCTTGTGTATGACCGATAAAATATTTCCACAAAATATTATCCGTTTTGAAGATTTTACTTGTAGACGTAGGAGATCGGGGGTTCGCCACTGCCCGAGAGGGCGGCGGGTTGATACGCCTCCGCTTTGGTGGCAAAAGCGTCGCCCGTGGCGGCGTCTTCTCGGGGAGGCGCTTCCTCGGGAATGTCCCGCTTGGGAGCGTCGGGGAGTTGCGACCAGTAGACATACCCTACGGCGACAAGACCTGCGATGATAAGCATTTGCTCCTTGTTGATTTCCATGGCGCCTTTGTATATCGCTCACATAAAATACGGGATGGTTCCCGCCATCGCTCCGTGGACGAGGAGCGAGGGGATGAGTTGCTTGGAAATCCACGACATCACATTCTCCCGAGAACTACTAAACGCCATCATGTAGATGGCGCCCACACCTGCCTGTGTAAGCATCTTGGCGTTGATGACCGAGGAGGCAATCATCACCTTGAGTATTTTTCGCTGGTAGTCGTTCTTGAGGGCGCCGAATGCCGTCTCCATCTCGTTAGACTGAACTCCGCCGACGACGGACGTGGCGGTAATGCCGCCCACGGTTCCCGCAAAGGCAAGACCTTTCTCGCTGTTGAAAAACTCCACGCTGGTCGGCATCGGCACTCCGTAGTTCCAGATGTGGAGACCAAGATCGGTGGCGATGGAGGCGAGAGATACGGTGGCAGTTGAACTCATAGACATTTATATACAGCGTAGAGTTTTACTTGATGGCGTTTATGCGGAGATATTTCTCTGCCGTGGAGAGGGAATGCCCCATGCGCTCGGCGATGCGCTTCTTCTCCAGCAAGGGCATCTCGCCTTCCCGCACGTGTGTGAGGTAGGAGTGGCGAATGATGTTGAGTGTGGCGGGTGTCTTGGTCTCCCGCTCCAGTATGCGCTGAAGGCACTGCCCGAGTTCGTGCGAGGACATGGCGTCCGTCGGCGAGTTCTTCTTGACGAGCAACCAGTCGCTCTTGTTTAGCAGACGCCACTTGCCGAGTATGGCGAAGACATCTGGCGGAGCGTCAAATACTTGCGGATGGTGTGTGAGGACACCCTTATCCATCCGCCAAGCAGTCTTATAAGCGTTGAGGACAAAGGTCGCCTTGTCAGCGGTCAGGACGCAGAAGTTCTCGGTCTTGTTGTCCTCGGGCATCTCACCCACGAAGCGCATGGGCGAATAGTCAAGACGCTCGGGCGGCATCAGGGTGTAGAGGGCGAGGATCACGTATTCTTGAAAGGTCTTCCACTCGTTGTTCTCGTTGTAGTCTGTCAGCAACTTCTCCCGCACACCTGCGATACACGACCAGCACAACCACTTCTTCTCCTCGCTCTCCGTGAGTTCCTGCTTCTCGTCCCGCTCCTTCTGCTGTCCCAGATACTCTACCATCTTGGCGTTATACAGCGCCATCACCTCGTCAAAGCGGGGATTTTTGGCGTCCCGCAGCGTCGCCTTTATCATCGTGTAGTAAGTCTTCAGCGACGACGAGGCAAGGGGTTTCTTGGTCTTCTTTGTCGGCGCCGTCTCCAACCACGTCTTGACCTTTTCAAAGTCCAGCAAGAAGTCCAGTCCCTCCTCGGCGACGCCTAGTCCCCTGCGAATGCTCTCAAGCATAGTCTTATAAGTTTTAGCGGTGGTGCTTGTCATTGTTCTTATGCTAGGAAAAGATTTTAGATATTATACTATCCGTTTTTGTTAGAGTAGAAGCATACCTGAAGTAATCAAAGCAATTCCCGCAATTTGGTAGAGCGAATAGGTCTCGCCCATTGCTGTGCCGATGATGGCGTTGGTGATGTTTGTCATGGCGTTCCAGTAGGCGTTGACAATCCCGAGTTTGTTGTTGCGGAGGGCGAGTTGAAGGGTATATCCCTGTGCCACATAGGATCCCTCGCCAATAGCAAAGAAGGCAGGATCATCGGTCTTGGCATACTGCTTCAGGGACGCAGCGCCCACGCCTTCTATCGCCGTCATCAGCAGCGCCCATCTCAACGCCTCGTCATTCCATTTATCTAGCAAAATGCCGTCCGCCATGATTACCTTTAGCACCTAAAAAGTTTGACATTATATTTTTGTATTTTGTTTTATAAGCGTTATTAGATTAGTAGCAGTCTGCCAAGACGTCCACGAAGGTCTCGCCGTGTAGGCGGAACATGCGCTCGGGGTTGAAGACATACTCTGCGAGTTCTTGCTTGAAGGCGCCCCGTCGCTCCCGCTCTGCCTGTAGCAGAGGGCAGGGCAGAGGCGTCTGTCCCTCACGCTCCGTCATATCGGGCAGCACGACCAGAGGGCAGATATAGTGAAACCGACTGGCATGACTTTCATCGTGTTCCTTCTCGTTGTTGAAGGTAGCATTGAACTCACATGCGGCGAGTGTGGTTTGGCATTCGTTGAAGAACCGCAGCATCGTTGGTTTGTTGTGTGCTCCGTATCCGCCAAACCGCTCCACCAACACATTCGTCCCGTCGCCGAGCACAAACTTGAGGTGCTCTACGCCGTAGAGCACGTGCGAACTCGTCAGGTCTTTGAAAGTATCTTCAACTTTAAAGCAGCGGTAATCGGCGTCCAGAGACACGTGCGGATATGCTTCTACGGGCAGCGCTATAGGCGTCTTGTCGCTCTTGGTCGGCGAAATTGTTGCCGTTGAAATTATAGTCATTCTGCCGTGGCGCTCGGGGTGGCGTTCCATCGTTGAAGAGATGCCGACATACAATACTTTCGTCGGCACGAAGCGCCGCTCTGTGAGTTTGATAGTTGTGTATGTTTCATCGGGCGTGGTATAGCGAAATTGCTGTAGGATGGCGCCCTTCATGCGTGGGCGCAACCACGAGAAAGGCATACGATGTGCGTTGGTATTGTAGACGCCCTTGTTGTGCTTGGTGTCCCTGAAACCAATATCTATCGCAAGACCTTCTTCGTTCTCCGCTACACCCCGCCTGTATCTATCGCCGCCGTGGTAGATAAACGTATCTGTCCCTCCTCCAAGTTGGACGTTGTCAAGAATGCCGTCTTCGCAGACAAGTCGCCACCGAGACGTAGGGAAACCACGACTTACACGCACGTTCTTCTCTACGAGACGTTCGCCAATCCCTGAAGGATACATCGCCACTAGGTCTCTCACGCCGCCCTTTACAAGAACTTTGCTGTAGTCCATCTTCCTCTCTCCTCCTGCTTTGTTATGCTGCCTTTTGTAGGTAAAATACCACAATCCGTTTTTGCCGACTTTGAGGTAGGTAAAATCCCAAGACCGAGAACCGAGAACCGCAAGGAACCGCTAGGTTGTA